AGGTCAGCCCTGCCCTCTGCTTCTGCTGATAGCTGAGACATCCATATCACAGAACAGTCATACTGCTTGGCTATGTTACGTGCATGGATAGCTGCTGCCTTGAGTGTTATGTCTGAGCGTTCTGACCTGATGTCTGCAAACTTATCACCCATATCCAGGATAAGTATATCAGGACGTTCATACTTTACTACTGACTCAACCCAGTCCATGCCCTTACCTGTGCTATCCTTGAACTGTATGTTCTCTGACACAGGGTGGTATCTCTTGTTAGCCAGTGCTTTGTTGGTACGTACCTCAGTCATTGTCATGTTGGATGAGGCACTAATGTATCGTGCAGCTACACGTGTGTAAGCTTCCTCATTGCACAGCACTGTAACCTTTGCACCTTGTTGTGCGAAGCCACCGTCTGCTGCTACAAGTGAGGCGTGAAAGCTAGTTTTACCAGTATTAGGACGAGCGCCAACCAAGATAAGATGACCGCCACTGATACCCTCCACCCTACGAGCCAGACTGGATATGTTAAACTTCCATTTCGATTCAAGTGCCGTTGCATCAAGGATAGTATCAAGACTATGATCATCCCACTCGACACGAAGATTTGGAGTAAAGTCATCTTTGTATTCCTCTAGTAGTTGACGTAAAGGTTCAAGGCTATTCTCTGCACCATTCACAAAGTCAAAGCCAAGGTTAGCTACAAGGTCACCAACGTGCTGCTGAAACAACTGAGACAATGTGTCCTCTGCTATCTCACCTTTGATAGGTTCAGCTATCTCAATACGCTTGAAGAGATCTTCATAAGCAGTACGTGTAGCGGTGGTCATGCTTGCATTGATACGGTTGAACACAGCCTGTAAGTCAGACACAGATAGGTCACCACCATATGTATCCATAGCTGCATCTAGTGCTTGCTTTATCTTACGCACATCCTTGGTAAAGATTTTATCTGGGCATCGTATGCCTTTGTGTTGATCATAAAACTCTTTACTGAGTAGCGTCTTTAGTAGTGCTAGTTCCATCATCTCGATTCATCTCCTCTCGTTCTATTGATCTTCTTCGTTCCTCTTCATCGAAGCTTCTTACTATTGGTACAGTCTTATTGTTATTATCAAAGTCTACAATTATACCAGTGTTCCACTTAGCGCACTCCTCTTGTGCATCCTTTAAGTTGTCGAACAGTTTAGGTTTGGGGTAGTTCTCAAACACTCTCGAATCCTCTGGTGCATACATGATGTCACCATCTAAGTCAATCACTATTGCTAATCTCATTACATAACTCCTTTAGTTTATCTAAGTCTTCTTCCATCTTATATTTAATATCATCTTGTAGGTTCATAGCTGTTGTCTTGAGTCCTGTCCACAACTCTATCTCTCTGCGATACTCTACTGTCTTACCAATAGCATCAGGATCAAGAGCAATGATAACCTTATCATACTCACCTATCTTTGCAAACTGTTTTGCATTTATTGTTGTACCCAGGATAGCCATAGCTGTGATGTATGGCATCTCTTGTACTGCAATCACAGCAGACACAACATCCTCAACTATGAGCAGGGTAGAGCCATCACCTACTGTGTAGTAGTCAGCCTCGCCTGTGTAGCGATACCACTTAGGGTTCTGCTTTTTACCTACTGCCCTACCTACAGCATCAACGATCCTACCTTCATGCTTGATAGGAAAGACTACACGTTCATCTTTAACATCATACATAGTCTCGCCCAACGCTATGCCCCAACGTCTTATGTAGCGTTGGTGCTTGGTGTGTGATGCCTTGGGTGTCACCACGTATTCAGGTATCTCCATAGTCTCTTTCGCTTTCTTTATGTTTGTATACGCACGCTGAAACTGTAACTCCTCCATGCGTAGGAATATCTCTGCTGCTGTCATGCCAGTATCATATATACCACCAACCCTACAGCCTAGCTTGAAACAGTTGTACTTTATGTCACCAAATATATTAGCTACAGTAAATGTATTCTTACCTCGACAGTCAGGGGCAGGGCAGTCACACCTGTGACGTTCACCATCCTTGAGGTCAAGGCTATTGATAAACTCTCTGATGTTAGTCTTCTTCACGTGTACCATTGTCACCTCTCTTTGCTAGTGCTTTGCTTGCACCACTGAATGTGTTGACCATGTAGGGTTTAAGAGATGCTACATTTTTATGACCTGTAACCTGCATCAGATCTACAACATCAGCACCTCCTTCCATCATCTCTTTCACTGCTGTTCTACGTAGATCCATACCTGTAAGTTTTTTAGGTAGGTTAGCTTCATCTAATATCCTATTGATATGTAATGATATTTCCTGTTTAGTATAAGGAGTATAAGCACCTGCTTTTGGTAAGGTTCTAGGTACTACATACTCTTGGTAGCTGAAGTCTTCATGCTGTTGACGTAGCACATCACAAAGAGCATTAGACATTGGAAGGTGTACCTCTGCGTTACGCTTACTCTGTGTCATATCAACACGACAATGGTTTAGGTCTAAACTATTCCAAGTAAGCAACCGCATGTCACCTATTCGTTGACCCCAATCGTATGCCATATGTACAATCAAACCTATACTGCGCCAACGCCAGTTGTTTTCAGCGTAAGCAACACTAAGAAAGTGATGTACCTGTTCTTTATCCCAGTATACTCTTCTTGGTTCTTCTGTAACCGTTTGAACCAAAGCTATTGGATTGTGAACAAACACATCGTGACGCATGATATGTTTCCAAGCTGCCGATAATACACTGCGCCTGTAGTTAGCAGTACGTGTACCTACCAACAGCCAGTTATTGTATGCTTGTGTAATGTGTCGAACCTTCAAGTTCTTACAGCGATATGCCCGAAGCATCTTGCCCTCTACCTCAGTAATCAAGGTAGCACTAAGGTGATTGTCGTAGTCTTTTTGTGAGGAGGAGGACAACCTACGGTACGCATCTGAGTTACGATAGAAGTTTATTACTTCTTCTAGTGTAGCACTATGCTTCGGGATACTCTTATATCTTTTTACCATCTTCTCCTCACTTTCCAGTAAGCCCATGACCTACTACAATGTCCATTACCTAGCAATGCGTCTAATGGACGCACAAGATTATTCTTTCCGTTTCTTTTCCACTCCCAATTCCTGGCTGAGAATGTTTGATTTAGTCTTCCACCAAGGGTTACGTTTAGTACTACGCTTAGTGCTATCATTATCCTTACGAGGTAAGTTACCCACCCAATGTGTAACATCATCGAAAGGCGTGTTCGAATCTTCTGCATCATCACTTTCCTCTTGCATATAAATACCATATGTAAATAAAAAATCCAAAGTAACCAAAAGCAAAAGCTAGTGGCAGTGAGTGCATTAAAAGTTGGGACACCATAGTATGCCCTCCTCTCTATCTAATTCATTTAGTTTCTGTTCTTTCTCATGTAGTTTAGCTTCATCATCGTTGCCATCCCACCAAGCATCGTCTGCTTTACGTTTGCAGTCATTGATAATTCTATCTATGGGTTCAACTCTAGCAATCTGTTGTTCGCTTTGCGTAGGCTTGTATCTCCATTGACCATTAGCATTCCAGTATCCTTCAGTACGCATGTTTTCTCCTCCGTAGTTCTACGTTTAGATTCTGATGTGCATTCTGGAATTGTTCCATCCACATCTGTGCTTTTAGTTTGTGTTTGAATGAGTGGTAGCCCACCCAAAAACCTTTACCATTATCGAACCATACTTCATAAGACATTAGCACTTCTCCTTTTTAACTTTGTCAGTTCCTATGTAATAAGTTTTATCAGATCCCCAACATACGTCAAGTGGTTTTATTCTTCCATTCGGCAAAGCCATTCCTGGATATTTGTAGTGTGGGTTATCTTTTAAGAATTGTCTTAGTTCTTCTACCTCCATCTTGCGTTGGACATGTTGTAACTCCTGCACACATGAGGCTCTGCCTGTCCAGTGATCGTGCTTGTCCATGCAATACTTGTGTATCTGATTGGTATCTTCAACCATCGCTAGTAGTAGTTCTATCATCTATCAATCCTTTCCTTAGCATTTCTTTTGCATCATCGTACTGTCCTCTACACATACAGTCATGCGCCCACCTAAACCAAGACATTGCTTTCTTGTTTAAGCTATCTTCTTTGTTTTCATTAGGTATGTACACCTCGTAGTGTGTCTCAGTCTTATCGTTACTAGTATAGGAGCCAACCTGATTAAAGTTAAGGAACTTCAGTAGGCTAGGCTTGTCAGTGGGTACATCAACAGTGCTGTAGTCTTTGCCACACATCTTACGTGCATCAGCTTGTGTACCTGCCCATACACC